CTGATGTGGGTGCTGAAAACTGCACCTGCGCTGGCACAGACTAACCATAATTGGGCCGAACAGCTGACTCCAAGCAATGCGCCAGAGTCATGTAAGATACCCCAATGATATACACCGCCGCCCTGCCCCCTAGAGGAGTGTTGGGCGGCGGTGCTTTTCGTGGGGTGGTTTGACGGTTACGAAGTTGTGGTGCTTTTCACACCGTTCCATGCCGTAGAAACGGTAGATTTCACACCGCTTGACACAGAGGATGCGGTATTTTTGATACCGCTCCAAACAGATGATAGACCGTTTTTGATGCCGTTCCAGACAGAAGTTGTGGTGCTTTTGATACCGTTCCATGCAGAGGAAAAGACGTTTTTAATGCCAGAGAGGGCGCTGCTAAAGAACGATGTAATAGAACTCCACAGACCCTTGATGCCGTTAAGCAAGCCCTCTACCAGGTAGCCACCTATCTCAGCCATGACCGTGGATGGGGAGTGGATGCCAAAGGCGTTCTTAAAGCCGTTGATAAACGGATCAAAGATGTTCGTCTTGATCCAGTTACCAATGCCGCAGATTTTATCCCAAATGCCTTGAAGCAGCCCCGATACGGTGAAGCCGCCGTCATCATAGGCGGTATCATGCCACCATCTTACAACACTGCTCCATGCGTCTTGAATGAGGCCCCACAGGAGCGCCGCAAGACCGCCGATAGCTGCACCAATACCTTCAACAATACGGGATGTAATTCCGCTCCAATCGATGTTTCCGATGAAATCAGATGCACTATTGCCAATCTGCTGCCAGTCGGTTTCCTCAATCCCCACAATGATGAAATCTAAAACGCCCTTTGCACTATCACTGAGCGTCTTTCCTGCATTCGACCAATCCACAGATGAAACAAAGCTGTTGATCCCAGATGCCAGTGCAGAGCCGGCACTTGACCAGTTAAAGGAGTTGACGGCTCCATGGATGGTGCTGAGTATGGCGTTCCACTTGTTGGCAAAAGTTTGTCCGATTAGCCCCCAATCAAGGTTGTCAACCAGACCATTAAAGCCGTTTCCTATACCGCTACCTAAGGCATCAAAATCGAATGTGGCGAGGAATGTATTGAGAATGTCAAAAACGGCGTTGATGCCGTCTGCAATAGTTTTACCCAGCAAGTTCCAATCAAATTCCTCTACAAGCCCATTCAAAATGCGAGCTACAATAGTTGCCCACTTCACACCCTGTGGTCTGAGTGTGCCGTTGATCCAGTCATCTACGTAGCCCATTGCATTGTTGAGACCACGGGCGATGATCCTGCCTACCTCCTCATATTCGCCATTGGCGAATGCATCCTTAATGGCAGCAACGAAAGCCGCCACCGCAGAGGGAATGGATTCTGTGGTAAACATAGAGGATGGGTCAATGCCACCTCCACCTCCACTACCTCCACCACTGTTTCCGCCGCCGCTATCCGATCTGTTATCAGACAGAACATTCAACTCATCGAATCCAGCGAGCTGCCTTTTGGCCTTTTCAGATTTCTTTACGGCATCTGCTGCATCACTTGCAGAGCTTGCTGTATCACTGAGAGATGCAGCATAATCCTCCTGTACCGCCGTTGCCTTTGTGTAAGTGCTTGAGCCGGTCAGGGCAGCAAAGAATGCCCCGACATAAGAAAGGCGGTTGCCAGCAGATTGATGAGCGTAGTCAGTACAGGAGCCACCACGGACAGAATAGGGGCAAATGCCGCCGCAAAGCTATTTTTCAGGGAGGTCAGAGCGGAGGACATAGAGGAAATAGCGGAGTTGGTGCTGTTTGAGTACTGAGCAAGATTTTGGAAACCTTCAACCAGTGCACTACTCAATCTGCGGACAAGAGCATAGAGAGAATTAATACTGAGGCTATAGCTTAGGAGGGTTTTCAGCCCGCCAGAAAAGCTGGTGCTGGTTTTCTGAGCACTGCGGAAAAGTCCAATCATAGCAGATGCAGCATTTTTTGCGTATCCAGCTATCTTCTTGATGCCAGATGCAGCCATTTTTGCCAATGCCACCGCTGCTTGTGTAGCTTTTGCCGCCACAGTTGCAACGGCAGTACTTACGCCCTTAAAGATGGATTTTAGGGTGCCTCCAACAGTAACAGTACCTTTAAGGGTGCCGTTAGACTGAGCGACAGCATCTGTCATCTCAGCCAGATTTTGCTTTGCGGTTTCCAGAGTAGCATTCAACTGTGAGTATTCCGCTGTATCGCTGCCCATCTGGAACGCTTGACCGGAGCTTTCCAATGCGGACATTTCGCCCTTGTAGGTTGCGATTTTGTCTTTGGCAAGGTCAATATCGTACTGGAGGGACTGCCATGCACGGGAGTTTTCTTTCACCCCCGTAGCTTGCATTTTTGCTTGCCGATCTTCTAGCGTCTCCAGTGCTTTCTCAGCCTTTTCAAGCTCAGTATCGACAATGATAGAGCCATCTGCCTGCGCCATAAACTCACCTTTCTTTCATCAGTCGAGTAATGCGTTGAGCCTATCTTTGGCGACCTGCTCCTCTGAGGTCAGCTTGACCTGAAGGACACAGATACTCTTGTTTGCACTCCAATATTCACGCTCCCACTTCTCCAGCTTCTTGCCTTTGGCTTTTTTCATCCTGAGACTGAGGATATGAGAAAACACGCCCTCAGAAATTTCCATGTAGTAGCCTAAAAAAGTCCACCAGTGGAGATATTCACAGGATCGTGTTTCATATCCGGCAACCTTATTGACAGCAGGGAACATGATCTGCTCATCCTGTTCCCAGTCCATGACACGGAGAGGCTTGCCGTTTTCCTTTGGCTCCCTGCCGTTGTCGATGAATCGGAGTGCCGCCTTGAAAGCTGCCTCATAGTCGGATTGTGGAATGGAATTAAAATTCTCATAGAGAATAAAGAGGCAAACATAGATTTTCTCCTCATTCTCCAATTCTGGATCATTGAAAGCACATAAGATTTTTAATACATCCCTGAAGTCGGAGCGGAGGAGTAGTCACAGCCGTTCACATTCAGACTTTTAGGGAGTTCACCAATCATTTCTTACCGTCCTTATGTTTTCCAGTGCGGTATCCGTGGGTGTAACGGTTCACCCGACTTGCAACCTTTTGAGTTTCACGGGCAAATTGATGGGAGATGTACTGGCCCACCGCATCCAGCGCATTTTCGCAGTAAAAATGCCCGTTGACGGGAGAGAACGGGTGCATCTTGCCAAAGAAAGCCTCAGACAAGTTGCCGCCGAAAAGGTAATCACAAGCTTTATACAGCCTGGCTTCAGCCTCTTTCAGAGCGACAAGTTCTGCTTCATTGCGCTCATCAACCGTGCCATCACGGTTGATGTTCACATTTTCCAGCGGGGCAGTAATCTGCTCAAAGTCACCCGCAACCTTGTTGTAGCGGTCAATGATGCCCACATCCGTAGGACGGAAATAGAACACGCCGATCTCCTCACCAACCTTGTTGCGGATAACCTCTTTGACACTGCCATCATCAACAACGATGCCAAAGCCGTTATCCTGCACAGGGGCAGGGACGGGAGCGGGGGTGTCATTGCCGATAGCCGGATTGATATTCTTGATTTCTGCCATGATAATTGCCTCCTATAAAATTTAGGCCGCCTGAAGCTGGTTCAGACGGTCCGAAAATTGATTAGCCCTGAGCCACCGTAAAGGTCTTAGCACTGGTGTCCCAATCACCCTTGACACGCTCACCGGCGTTGTAGATGGTGAAAGGAATCTGCACACCGGAGGTGTCACCGCCGATGGAATCGGGGATAACTGCCACATTTTCACGGTACGCCCACGTAACCTTACCGGAATCACTCAGCAACACATCAACCTTGGTGGTCATGATTGCATCACCAGTCAGGTGCTCATTTGCGATCTTAGAAAGCTGTTCAAACAGCGGATCACCGATTTCAGCGTAGTAGGGGTCAACTTCACTCTGAACCTCGTAGCCGCTGTGATTGACATTCTGCTCGCCCCAGATATTTCTCTGGACCTCCACATCGGGGTTCAGCTCCTCATTGTACTCCTCCAGATCCTTGCCCAGGCGGGTATAGACTGCATCGCCTGTGCCGAAAGAAGCATCCAGATAGTGAGCAAGATACTTGCGTTCAACTTTAGCCATATTCATTCACTCCTTTTACTTATCAAAATGGTTCTCGTATTTCAGAGAAGCCGCCAGACTCCAATCCTCAATGCCATCCTGATAGGTAGTATCAAGATGCCCGGGGTTCGTCCGGCGAATAGATTTGATTGCCCTGCTCTGCGTGGACAGTGCTGGGTATTGTGATAACTGGTACGCTTTGCCGCTGATATTGATAGGCTGTTGCTCCATCCACTTGCCGATAGTGTCAAGAAATTCCTTGATTTTCAGCCTTGCAGTCTCAGTTTTCGGAGCGAATCTATAGACAAGGGTAAAGGGATAAAGACAGACCTGATCAACGTGACCGGTAACATCTTCCCGGTCAGACAGGATGGCAGCGCCCGAGGTCGGAAAAAAGCCAATCCCAGAGGTTTCGGAGAGGGTGGAAAATTCAATCTTTCTCCCGCCCAGCCCTGGAAAGGTGTTGAGCAAGTCCAGTAGGACAGTGCTCATTACATCTGATCCGTCAATGTCGATAGCGTATTTCTGCTTGACAGGCATTAGCCGCCGCCTCCTTTCTGCTTTACGCCGTTGATCCAATATTCACCGTTGCGGGCTTTTGCGGTATCAAACCAATGGTCTGTCGCCCCAGGATTAGAATAGGTCAATGGCCTATCTGTCAGCGCCTTTTTCACGCCTTTTCTTGCCCACGGGCTGCCCGTCACAGGGTCAACCATCACCTTACCGCCATACTGAAAACGCCCATACGGTCCGGGAAATACAACCTTTCGCCCTCCGTCCTCAGTATGAGAGCGTTGCTGCAGACTGCCGGTTAAAAGCGGCATGACCGCCCGGCAATCCTCCAACACTCTATCACCGAGCCACTGTTGGGCATCCCTGAACTGCTGAGAAAACCGGTCTAAACTGAGGTTTACCCGGAAATTCCCGCCGACATAGGAGAACGAGGGGAAGTGTTGCGTTTCAGCCATACTCAGCGCCCTCCAATCTCAAAGTGAGGGATAAGCCCAAAAAACTCAGCAGATGCAATGATGTGTACGCCGTCCATCTCATCATTCATCTCATGGTAGAGGCCGGAATCATACACATCATCAGAGATAGGCGTGAGGTCATCCCATGCCCCCTCATAGATGAAATCTGTTTCAGGCTTGAATGTGATCCGGTTCTCAGGGTCAGAACAGGCGGCGTACTCTTTCGGTGCGGTGTAGCTTTTCTCTCCTGCGCCGGTAGGAATCACCTTGCCGGGCTTGCAAGGGATCAGAGCCACCACGCTATCACCGTTCACTTTGCCCTGCTTACTGGAGCTACTTGCCTGTGCGCCGCCAATATCCACACCGGAGATAACAGACAGATACCATTTGCCCGTACCCTCATGGAAATTGAACAGCGTGATTGTTCCATCGTACACGCAGCTCACCTCCCTGCATATAACAGGTTCACGCCCTGTGCATCGGGGATATTAGCCAGATACTTTGCCGCAATGTTGGAAATCAACGCAAGGGCGGTCAAGTGACTGGCTGCAGCAGCCGCATAAATGGAGGATGAGGTGTTCCCATTGGAGTAGGAAACGGATTCACGCCCGGAGGAGATAGAGGCAACAGGGCATCTATAACTCCCGTCCGGGGCCTCCTGTGCGGCGGTAGCTTTGCACTGAATATCAATCAGATACAGCGCATCAGCTATGGCGCACACCGCTTTTTTGACCTTGACAGCGTGGCCCTCAACCTCAGGGAAAGCAAAGGTCAGCCGCCCATAGGTGAGAGTGTCCACCTCATCACTTGCCAACTCCAGCCATTTTGCAGCGGTTTCCTCAGTCAGAGTATCACCGTGGAAATCGCCGGAGTAATACTGAAAGTCAGCGTATGCCATAGCGGGTCTCCTTACTGATCGGTAGCAGTGTCACCCTCGGCCTTTGCGCCGGACTTGCTAGCGGGCTTCTTGGGGGTGTCCTTGACAGGCTCATAATTGTCGGAGTTCTTCATCAGCTCAACGGTGATGGGGTTCTCACTGGAAACGATATTACCGGTTTTCAGGTTCTTAAAGTGCATCTTTTTATCCTCCTATCAAAGATTGTGCAGCATTAGGACTGCTTGGGCTTGAAGATCAGGTCAGGGGTCACAACCTTGGTGCCGTAATGGTAGAACAGCTCCACGCCGTAAGCCTCAGACAGAGGAATCTTTTCAGCGGTGTACTGGTCAGCCATGACGGGCTGTGCGACAGCACCATTGACCATCAGCAGGAAAGGAACACCGGCGGGCAGATGGATGCAGGATTTAGCCTCAACGCCATGCCATGCGTAGAACTCCTCAGCGGCGGTGTCCACATTGGCACGGGTCTGCTTGTCCAGATTGTTACGCACCCTGCCATAGTAGGATGTGTTCAGGACGAGCTGCATCATCTCACGGGGAACGCCGTCAACGAACTGGTTCTGAGTGTTCTCACACTCCTGGATGACGGACTCCAGCACATCCTCCACAGCGCCGTTGGCGAGGTCAACTTTAACCTCAGTAGCGGCATCAGCGGCAGCGGCGAAAAAGGCGGTGTCCAGAGCGGAGACCATGCGGAGGATGTGATTGTTGGCACGGCGATCCAGAACGCCGTCAACGCCATACAGGCGCACATCCTTGTTCTCCAGCTCCTCCACGATTTCCTTGTCATTGTCGATTGCGACAGTGACGGTAGCTGCCTTGACAGCTTTGCCCTTGCCAGCGGTACGGGCGGTGCCGTAGTCCTGAGGCTCTGCGTTGACAAATCGCTTTGCTTCTACAGTGCCGGAAACGGGGTCACCGGACAGGTCAGCGTTCTTCATGTTTGCGGAAATGAGGGTTTTCATAACGCCCTCAATCACTCTGCCGTAGAGTTCAGCCAGATAAGCCTTGCCGTCCTCAGTGGTCAGCATACTCAGGGCAGCAATACGGGTAGTTTCAGCCATAAAATCATCCTTTCATATTAGAAAATCTTGGGCGGGGTAAAGGTCTTTTCTCCGTCCTTAGCGGGATCACCGACAGGGCCGGTGAAAACAGGGGCCTTTTTCTGCTGCTCTGCAGCCTTAGCGGCGGCCTCCTTTTCCTCTGCCGTCTGATACAGGCTTGCGTCCTGCGCCTTTGCGTTCTTCATGTAATCATCGAAGCCATAGAAAGCGCCGTCCTTCCAGCCCAGGCCGCCGTCCTCTGCCATAGCGTCAGAGATAAGCTGCTTGCGGGCGAAAGGAGAAGCAACCCCGTACTCATCCAGCTTGCGGGTGAGCCAGTCCCTCTGATCCCGCTGAGTAATCTGCTGCTGATAATGAGCCTCAGCCTCCTCAGCCTTTTTCTTGTAGGACTGGATTTCCCCCTGCAGCTTCTCAGAGTCGATGCCCCCAAAGCCTTTCAGGGTGGTTTCAGCGGTGGTCAGTCGAGCCTTGAGGTCATTCCTCTCAGCGGTTAGGTCAGAGATGATTTTGTCCTTACCGGCCTTTGCGTTTTCCACATCAATGCCGTTGATCTTGAACACGCCATCAATCTGCTCCTGCGTCAGTCCCAACGCCTGAAGTTCTGCGGTTTTCATGGTCTACCTCCATTTTGTAACTGAGCTTTTTAAGTCGTTGCTATGACTTGTTACATCAGCATTATTAAGTCCGCTAATAGACTAATTGAGCGCCCCTGCCGGTAACGATCCGGCTTGTTCCATTAGGGCATAATAAAAGCAGAGCATCCAAAACGACCTGTGAGCTGTTTTGAAATGACCCCCAAAAGTGAAATGACCCCCAAAAGTTAGACAAAATTGGGCAGTAAAATTTGTTCAAGCAGCTGAAAGGGCTTGTTGTCTGTGAATAGCAGGCGGCAAGCCCTTTAACTT